GCCCCCCTGCAGGAAGTTGGTGAACTTCAAGTAGGGCGAAAAGCGATTGAACTGCTGTGCGGTGCCCTTGGCCAACAGCGTCGCGAGGGTGATCCTACTGCCCAGGACGCCGTCGTTGATAGTGTACTGCGCGCCGTCGTTGCGACCGTTGCGGATGTAAGCCGCCTCTCGCATGTGAGTGTCGATCGACGCCGTCAGGTCATTGATGCTGAGGTTAGAGAAGGCAACCTTCTTGAGGCTGAACTTGTCGTTGTTGAGGGTGTCAGCACCTGACCCGGTGACCAGGTTGTCGAGGGCGGCGATGCCCAAGAACTGCGAGTAGGACGCGATCAACGGGTTGGGAATGGATTCATTGTTCGGATCGAGCGGTATGTCAAGGCGCTCGAACTGCGTACCCCAGTAGTACAGCGGGCTCGACAGCTCGGCCGGGCCTGGTTGGCCCAACCACAGCTGCGGCGAGGGCCGTGCACCCTTCGTCACCTTGCTGCGGTAGGGAACGGGCGGCACGATGGCACCGCTGAGGGCCTGCTGCCCGAAGTTGCTGCCCGTCAAGATGCCGTTGATGCGGACGGTGTTGGTCGCCTGGAAGGCGTTGTCCGTCAGCGTGTCGTTGGTCTTGGGCACCAGCGCGCCCCGGAAACCAAAGGGCAGTGCCATCGCCGGGATCAGTCCCTTGTTGACGGAGTCATTCATCACCACGCGGATCGTGGTCGAGTTGTTCGGGTATTTTCCGCTGGTGATGACCCTGCGATCCTCCTGCAACGTGGAGTCAAAATTGAAGGTGACGCGGCGGTCGCCGATGACGGCGGCAATGTAGTTGTCCGCGGTGGGATCGAGCGACAGGTGATTGAACTGCTCCAGGATGATGGGATTGACGTCGGTGTCATTGAACTGACGAACCTGCAGCGAAAAGGTGCCATATGCATAGGCGGGGTTGGTCGATGCCTGCACGTTGGCGATCGACACCTTGTACAGGTCGCTGGCGAAGGCGCCGTCATCGAGGGCCTGCACCGCGAACAGATCGTACTCGGTATTACCGAAGGGTTGACTGATGAAGTACGTCGACGTCGGCGTCTGAAACCGCGCATCGAAGGCGCCGAACGATGACAGGTACGTCGACTTGTCGTTGTAGGGCGCGCCGGCGTATGCAGTGTCGGAGTTATTGAGGCTGGTGTTGGCAGTTCCTGACAGGATGCCGGCGACCGTGGCCGTCGCAATCTCGTCGTCGACGGCAAAGTCTGCATAGAGCAGGTGCTGGTAGAGGACGAAGCTGTCGGGGTTGGTGTTCAACAACTTGGCGTAGTAACGCGAGTCATCAGGATTGAGCGATGCCGTCAAGATGCGGCAACCTGGATTACCGTCGTCGTTGTAGAAGCTGGCACCCAACGATGAACTGATGACCAACTTGAAGTAACCTGGCGTGCTCGTCAGGTCACCGAAGTCGACCAACTTGCTGATCTGCCCAGCGGCCGACAAGTCGTGGTTGCCGTCGGTCACCATGATGCGAGCCGTCTGCGGCGTCATGATCATGCCGCGAACGAGGCGGACGGTCGAACCGTGGAAGGAATCATTGTCGGTGAAGATGGCGGCGCCGTATGCCTCATTGGGCTGCAGGGTGTGCACGCCCACGATGAACTGAACGATGCCCGTGTGGCGATTGTCACCCGTCACTGCCGGCGACACGCCGTCGAGGTGAAAGCCGGCGCTCAGGGTGCGACCCGTCGTCGACGTCCGCGTAATGTCGGAGCTGCTCTGGTTAGCACCCGCCCCGAGGACGCGCATGAAGGTCAGCGCGCTGCGGTTGGCCAAGAAGTAGAAGGCAGCGTAGGGCCCAAAGCAATTGGGATCGAGGTTACCAAACGTCGAGATGAATTGATCGAAATTACCGACAGTGACCGGGACAAAGGCCGGGCCCCTATCAGAAGTGCCGATCACTCCTGCTGGAACACCGACAGGCCCCTGTGGAACGGGTGCAGACTTATCGATCTCCCGAGCGAAGAAGTTGGGTGATTGAAACGTTTGTGCGGACATTACCGAGCTCCTCTAACGGCGTGGAATCGCTATAGCATAACTATGCGGTTACAAGCGTGAAAGCCCGATCGACGTTCGGTAGGTGCATCAACCATCGACAGTGACGATCGACAGGCCTCCCAACGTCGCATCGGAGGCTAATACCATCTCTCCCGTTGCCGGATTGACGGTCTTGACCCTGACGTATTTGACGACGGTGTTGCCGTTGCTATCGATGCCCGTCACCTTGACGTAGCGCGGGGGCTTGACACCGCGTGGGTACGTTGTCAAGGCGGGATCCTCAGGTGTGATGGCGTCCGCACCCGGGTACAGGCGCGTGCCGTTGGTCAAGCGCTGATCGCGCCGCTTGCTGGTCGCCGCATCGAGGGGCAACGTGGGGTCATCGGCGCCCAAGAAAGGATCGGCCACAGAGTCCTCACCACCACCCAGATCGAGGTTGTCACTAACGCTAGACGCTGCGACGACAAAGTCAATCGACGGCGCTGACACGTAGCGCCTAATGGGAACGGGTGCGCCCGGCACTCCCGTCGCCAGCACGTAGCCCGGCACCTTGATGACAAACTTGTACCTGACCATGCGCTCGGCCTGCGAGTAGTCGTCGGTGTTGGTCTCCGACGTATAGGTGTTGGCATCGACGGTGGCGATGAACCAGTAGCCTTTCGGTGTGTTGAGCTGCCAGCAGTTGCCCTGAGGTAGGAACGACGCCATCAGCTGCTCGAGCAGTTGGTTCATGTGCTGCGTGTACTGCGTCCACAGGGTGACATCGTACTGTGCGGTGAAGAACTGTGGTGCCGGGACGACGATGGTCTCGAAGATGTTGTTGTCGAGGTTGGGGTACAGGTTTTCACAGAGGTCGAGATTGTGGGTGTTGAGCAGGTTGTTGACCAGGTTCTGGTAGCTGCGGTCGGAATTATCGAGCCGCCGCTGGATGACCAGTTCGCCGGTCTGCTGGTTGATGCCGCGGCCCGTCACGTCAGCACCCACGTCCTGCACGATCGACGTCCTGACGATGGTGATCAGTGGCAGGATCAGCGCGTTGTTGCGGTCACGGACGGCACGCATGCGCTTGTTGAGGGCCCACTTTTCACCCGCCGCCATGATGACGGGCACCTTGGCGATGTCAGTGCCGTCGCCCGCGACGGCGAACGGGATCTCGGCATTGAACAGGTTGAACAGGGCACGGTCGACGTCCTCGATGCCCACCGGGGGCAGAGTGACGCCGTCCTTCGTCGTTGCTGGCAGTGTACCAAAGCCCGACGGCAGGCCCGGCACTCGAAAGCGCGATTTAGAGCGAGCGGTGTAGCGGGTCGTCATCAGTCATTCTCGTCATAAAAGGCACTATCGCCAGGGAATTCTGCCGCCTTAGGAGACACCTCCTTGGCACCGGTGATGGGCGTGCCAACGACGGCAGGGTTCTGCAGGTCGCGTTGGTCGCCCGTCGGGCCCTCGGCATTGGTCGCCTGCCCGCGCTGTTGATGGAACGTCGTCTGCACCGCGTCGGCCTCGGGACGGGCGATGTCGGTGGGCCCGAGCGTCAGGGCCTTGAACTGCGTGTCGCGGGCCTTGGTACCGATCAGCTTGACGCCGTCCTTGTGCTCGGGCATGCCGTAGATGTTACGCATGAAGACCTTCTCGGTGACTTCATAAAAGACGTCCGAGAAACTGAAGTAATCTCCGATGGCGACGTTGATGCCCTTGTCGACGAGGTCGCGGTACTGAATGTAGGCCTCAATCTTGAACTGTGCATCGACGCCGAACTCATTGATCTTGGTGTCGGCCTGAAAGTGGGCGTCGACGAGGCAATCGAGCTTGATCGGTGCATCAAAGACCTTCTGCAGTGCCTCGTTGTAGACGACATCGGTGCGTGTCTTGTTCTCATTGATGGCGTAGTAATAGATGAACTGTCCTATGACGTCTTTCACAAGTTCTTTGGTGATGTCGCTGATGAAGGCGATTTCACGCGGTGTGATGAAGAGGCGTGACATCAGACATTCTCCAGATCAATTGACCAGTAACTGCCGTGTTCTTGCCGCTCTTGTACTTTAGCACCCACCTTCTTCATCATACTCTGCGACGCGATGTTGGCGTGCTCGATATACCCACGTGCTCGTGCATACCCGCGATCCTTGAGAAAGCGTAGGACGGCCATCATCACTTCACCACCGTAGCCCTTGCCATGAAAATATGCGTCCATGCGATTGAGGTATGCCTCGTGACCGTGGAGATCAACAGTCTGTTCGACGGCAGGGCGCTTGGGGCGAACGTCTGCTATTGCTTTCTCGAGCCAATCAGGTTGCTTCAAGCGCGCATCAATGAACATGCGCATGCCGTCAATAATCCGATATTGCACCGTCAAACGTGCAGTATCGAACGCGCCGACATCCTCACCCTCCATCATCAAAGTAAGACGGTGCCGCAGTTCTCTGAGCGTCATCACCTGCATGGATCAACCAAACGTGATCGCCTTGGGGAACGGGATGTACCGCAGTGTCTTCTGCATGTTCTCGGCGATGTCAGCCTGCTGTGCCATCATGCCCTGCGTCGTCAGCTGCTTGAGGAAGTCGCCGAGCTGCGTCGTCAGCTTGTCCTTGTCTTCACGGCCTTGGGCGATCAGCTCCTGTCCATTGAGCTGCAGGTCGGCATTGGGGATTGGAATCGTCTGAAACTTGCTCCTGATCAACCCGAGCAGCTCCTTGGCCAACGCCAGCGTGTACTGCCTGATCCACTGCCGACCGGGCAGCGTGATCGTCGAGTAGGGTAACAGCGAGAAGGGCACGTTCTCGGGACCCGAGATGCCGTAGATCGAGTCGTCCTCAAAGCTCGGATCGAGGATGTTGGGAGGTGCACCGACCCGGAGGTACATATTGCCGACGGTGTACTCACTCATCGGAATCGGATAGATCCTGATGTTGTTGCCGATGATCTGGTAGCTGTAGTTCGACCGGCGAACGCGGAAAGCTTCTTTCAATTGTCCGCGGCGCAGCACGTCCTCGAAGACCGGGAGCACGTAGAAGACCGTGCTATTGACGTAGGACTCATAGTTGAAGTTGGTGGCAAGAAAGTTGGTGATGTTGCTGGCGTTGAGCAGCATTGACTGTGCAGCGAGGGGCTCAAAGTGGAACAGCTCGATGACGCGCAGCTTGCCCTTGCTACCCGCGGGCAGTGAGTCGATGACCAATTGACTGCCATCGATCGTCTTCATTGACGAGTACAGGTTGTAGTCCTGCTGCCCCGAAATCAGCGGAATGTAGCCCAGGATGGTGTCGAAGTTGCCTCCCACCCCGGCAGCCATGGCATAGGCGTCGGACGATCGCATCAAGAATTCGAGGCTGCGTTGGGGATAGGTGTTGGTCATGTTGACCGAACTCGTTGACTGCCCGATGACATTGACAAGGTCACTGACAATCTTCAACTCTTGAATGTTGCGTGAGTACTCGAGGGTGGCCTCTTCGAGGCACGCCCAGATCTGCTTCGAGGTCAACTCAACACTCAATACGTCGTCACCTAGCCGCCTTTTAACGTACGTCACCATGGCGTTGGCTTCGGTCTGAAAAACAGCGTCCGCGTCATAAAAGCCGAAAGCGGTGGGATTGATCGTCTGATTAAACGTGGTCACGATCTAAGTAGGCTTGATGTTGAAAGACGATCACGACGTTCGTGTCACCTCCGCCTCATGATGTTGCGTAGTCGACTCCACGGCACGTTGCCCGTCACCAGCGGTGCGGGCGCGGTCGTCTTCACCGTCACATTGGGACAATCACACGATGCCGGGTTCTGCAACGGGCCGCCATTGATGCCCGACGCCGCCTGCGCCTGCACCGCCGCCAACAACTGTGCCGGCGAGGCATTGTCAACGCTCCTGAGGCGGGCCCACGTCAGCCACTTGAGGTTCTCCTCGGGGGTGACGACGACGGCAATGATGACCTCGATCGGGCCAAAGCCCATGGTGATGAGGCTGGCCTTCTCAGGCGTCTTGCGCGCGGGACCCATGCCCCTGGTGATGATCTTATCGGTGAGCGGGGTGCCCATGGCTCACGGCGTGACCGCACCAGTCAGCTGGCGCTCAAAGACGCCGTCGAACGTCGGATTGCCATTGTCATCGAGCAGGTTGAAGGTGGCGACGACGGTGACGTTGTCGGCGCGGTAGAACACCATCTGGTTGGCCGCCTTGTTGATCTTCCACCGCCCGAAGGCGACGTCGTAGAGGCCCTGCACCTGTGACACCAGGGTGCCCGACAACAGCGTGTAGGCCGCCCCCGCCGACGGATCGTTGGCCTGAAAGTTCTGCTGCTCTGACGCATAGATCGGGCTCAACACCGCACCCAGTGAGCTGGTGATCTGGGGACAGTCCCAGACGATCTGGCCATTGAAGTTGGACGGGTAGGTAACGTTGGCGTAGTAATTGCCCGTGCCCGGTGCCGACTGCGACACGTTCAACGTCGTCCGGGCGGTGACGATGGTGCCCGACACGTCGAGGACGGTGTAGCCCACTCCGAACGAACCCGTGACATTGGCGCGCGAAGTGCCAAAGTTGGCGGTCTGCAGCAGTGTTAACGTCATGTGTCACCCTAGTCGTAGACTACATACGTATCGGCGTCGAGGTAACCTTGCTCCATCATCCGGGCGATGTCGGTGGGATCGAACTGCATGGAGTTCGACGTCAGCCTGACCTTGGGCTGCACCATCCGCAGCTTGATGTGGCGGTGCTTGTCGGCTCGCGTCACCACGTCGTTCATCAAGCCCACCAGCTGCATGTCAGCGCGGAGGATCTGGTCGGTCATCAAGTCAATCATCCTGATGACGTAGTCGGGTACTGCACGCTTGCCCGTGGCCTTCCATGGGTTAAACAGCGACGGGTTATTGCAGGCGATGATGTCGATCTCGGTTGCCCCCAACCTGATTGCCTCACGGATGGGCATCATGTGCCTGAGGCCGCCGTCGCACCACAGCTTGCCGCCGATGTCGACGGGCGACATGAACAGCGGGTAGCTGGCCGACGCCTGCACCCACTTGATGATGTCAGCATCGGTCTCGCGGCCGTAGTTGAATTCCCCCGTCTCGATGCAGACAGCACCGACTGCCAACTGCCGACCCGACACTTTGATCATGTCAGCGTTGATGCTGCGTTCTAGCAGCGACAACAACGGCGTCGAATCGAAGATGGCAGGACGAGTGCGCAGGCCGTGGAGGCGACCGAAGGGCCGCCAGCGCCCGAATATTGACGACTGGTTGATACTCAGCCAGAACTTCTCGAGGCGCTCGATGGCGGCACGTGGGTTGCCTAGGGGCTCTTGGGCCAGGGCGGCGACGTTGATGGCACCCACCGACACACCGCACATGATGTCATAATCGAGGTTGAGTTCGCCCATCCATCGCTTCAGGATGCCGACCTGATAAGCGCCCTTTGCACCACCGCCTGACAGCACCAGCGCCCTCATTTACGTAGCGTCACCTCTTGATCGTAAGTAGGAGTGTTTCAGTGCTTAACATGCCTAGATCAACTTTCACGCCATCCACACCACTGTCAACTGTCCCGAACCGCCGACGCCTCCTGCGCCGGATGCAGTGGCAGCAGTGCTCTGGCTACCGCCTCCCCCACCGCCGGCCCCTGTGTTGGCCGATGCGGTACCACCCGCATTGGCGGTGCCCGACGCGACGCCTGCACCGCCCGCACCTCCGTTGCCATTGGGACCCGCGCCTCCGCCGCCGGAACCGAAGTGAGTCCCAGCGCCGGCGCCGCCCACGCCCGGGGTACCGGCACCCACTTCATTGTAGGCACCTGCCAGACCGGTCGCTGATGCAGATAACCCGAAACCGCCACCTGCAGGAGAACTGACGAAAGCACCGACGGTTGATGTAATGCCGGCTGTTATCAACTCCACGTCGGCATAGTTGTTGGCCGGGCCTTGTAGAGGAGTGCACTGGCCGCCGCCGCTGACTGTTGACGCAGTAACGTTGCCACCTCCACCGCCCGAACCTCCACGAAAGGTGGCCAGTGCACCGAAGGTGGTCGACCCCCCGACGCCGCCGTTAC